TCAAATAACCAACTTAACCCATTCCTGACCTCGAGTATCGTTATAGCGATCGGTGGTTGCCTGGACTTTATGTCCTAGTAATGTTTTTGTATCGATACCCTGTGCACGGTACAGCCGTTCTGATAGAGAGCGTTGTTCATGAAATGTTGGCGGAGTTTTTCCTGCTGGTGGAATTATCCCAGCCAGATCCCGTGCTTTGGCAAAGTAGTCGCTCAGGTTGTCTTTACTCATCGGCTTCGGTTGTTTCTGGTGCCGACTATGGATTAGATATGGACTTAATATTCTGTCTCGGCACCCATCAATAACTTCTTTTAACGTTATCCCAATGGCATCACAGCGTAGTGTAAGCGGTAACGCCAGACGCATTCCGGTTTTTCCCTGGGTGATATGCAAGTGTTCGTTCCACACATCTGAAAAACGCATGTGGCAAATGTCATCACGGCGCTGACCAGTAACAATCGCAAGAAGCATTGCGTTACGGATAAAGTGTTTTTCAGGCGTTGCATTGTAAATTTTTTGCCAGTCTTCCATGGTGAGCCTGGCTCTGGTTACTTTAGGGATCGGTTTACGGGTAGCCTCCGGAGGATTCCATCCAGGAGGAACTTCCCCTGCATGCTGTGCTTCTTTATAAATATCAACCCATAATCCACGATTTACTCTCGCTGTGCTGACCATGTCTTTATCCAGCCACTCATCCAGTATTAATGCAAAGTCTCTTACTTCCAGTTCTTTCAATGGGTGGTTTCCCAGACGGGAAACCAGGTATGCAGCCATTCGAGTTTTTTCTTTGTGAGTTGTAGCTGCAATATCTCCATTTTTCAGTCGCGTGTCCTGTATTTTCAGATATCGATCAACCCATGCCTTTAATCTGATACCCCGACGTTTTGTTGCTGACGGACTTTCATCAATTTTGCGCATGAAATATTCAGCTTCTGCTGCAGCTATTCGCTGATTGGCTGTGGAAGCGATTTTTTCTGCCTTACCTTTGTCTGTTCCGAGTCCGTGAAATTTTCCAGTCACAGGATTTTTATACTGGTAGTAAACTCTGCCAGTTCTGCGATCAAACTTTTCGTAAAGACCGGCTACGTCAGTGCTGTTTTTTCGTGGCCTCGGTGACATGAGTTAAAATCTCCTTCAGTGCATCATCATCGCCAGTATGAATTTCCGGCGCAATTCCCGTTTCACCAGGCCCAACAAATACTGCTCGGCGATCTATCAGCCAACGCCCACGAATTTTTTGTGGCCTTGGAACGATGTATCCTAGTTTTCCGTATTTCACCAGGGTAGTGTTTGTTATTGGGAGACTGAACCGTTTTGGTTTCCACTCGTCGAGCGTTATCAGGTACTGTTCGCTCATGGCTATCACTCCGGAACGCGCCAGTTGCAGAATATCAACGACAACTGGCGACGGTTGAACATTAAAAATCAGCCTGACTCGGGATCAGTTTTTGCCAGATAACTGAAACGTATTTTGCCTGGTAACGGGCGTCATCAAGTGCATTATGGCGCTCACCTTCGAATGGAATAGCCGTTCTGGCATCGAAGTCTATGGCTTTCCCCAGCTCAACGATTGTGCGTACATCGCGATCGTTGTAGTAACGCCACGGGCAGGGGATCCCCTGCCGTTCGTATGAACGGCGCAAAATCGTGTTGTCGAAGTTGGCTCCATTTCCCCAAACCTGAACAAAAAATTCACCGGAGTTTTCGTCGATAAATTCTCGCAATTGTAACAGTGCATCATCTAACGGGATTTCATCGGTCATAATGGCAGATTGCGCTTCGCGTGATTGCTTAAGCCACCATTTAATGGTGTCCCGATCAATGACTCCGCCAGCAGTTTCCAGATCGATAGTCTTACTAAATTCCGGTCCCATATCTCCGGTTTGCGGATCGAAAAATATTGCACCTATTGAGATGATCGGGGCATCAGGATTTTTTCCCATGGTTTCAAGGTCGATCATTAGATGGTCACACGTCCTGCTGGTGGATGTGATTTCGTGATGACCGTTCACCTTAATTGGGTGATCTGCCGTCTCGCCAGTTTCATTATCGCTATTGTGATGCTGATTGCCGCCAGTGTTCTCCTTGTGTGGATGTTCAGCGCCTTCCATTTCCTCCGGATCATCTTCCTGAACTTCAACCTGATACTCTTCATCGAATGTTTCTTGGTATGTTGCGTCGCCCATCACCGCGCCACAATCAGGGCAGTTGCCGCCGCCGGTCTGACCGCAGGCGGTGCAGACTTTTTCCACTTCCTGTTGCGCTACTGGTTCAGGCTGTTTCGTTTCTGGCTCGTTTTGTAACGCATTTGGACTGTTTTGTTCCGCTTTTTGGTAGTTCCGTTCCGATTCATGCTGGTTCTGGTTCACAGAATCGCGGGTCTGGAGCCCCTTAACCCATTTCGGATCATTCGGGTCACTAATCCCTTCAACAAATTCACCACGTGATGCAGCAAGCAACTTATCGGCGTCAGGCTGGCTGATATTGGCTGCCTGCATAATTTTGTTTACTTCGTCAGCGGTGACTTTTACTTGGTTATCGGCACTGGATAATCTCTGTCAGGCTGCCTTATTCCGAACGCCCACCACGTCCGTCCCGCACTTTCCAGCAACGGATCTGGAGGTAACGTGCGGGTATTACTTAGACCTGTTCTGGTGCCTGAGCTTGGGCTGGTGGTCCTTAAGCCGGGCCGTGAATCCATACAGATATTTCATAATCCTCGAGTGCTGGTGGAGCCGGAACCGAAAAGCATGTGCGGCCTGCCATCCGGAGTCGTCCCTGCCGTTCGCCAGCCGCTGGCGGAGGATAAATCATTACTGCCATTTTTCAGCAATGAGCGTGTGATTCGTGCTGCTGGCGGCGCTGGTGCACTGTCTGACTGGCTGTTGCGCCATATTAAATCCTGCCAGTGGCCACACGGTGATTATCACCACAGTGAAACCGTCATTCACCGTTATGGTACCGGCGCAATGGTGTTGTGCTGGCACTGCGACAACCAGTTGTGTGACCAGACCTCAGAATCACTTGAGCAACTTGCTCACCAAAACTTGTCAGCATGGATGATTGACGTCATCCGTCACGCAATCAGCGGTACGCAGGAGAGGGAGTTATCGCTGGCCGAATTATCCTGGTGGGCGGTCTGCAATCAGGTGGCTGATGCGCTTCCGGAGTCTGTATTGTGTCGTTCACTGGGATTACCGGTGGAAAAAATCCGCTCCGTATACCGTGAGAGTGACATCGTACCGGGAGAACAGACTGCCACCAGCATACTGAAGCAGCGCACAAAAAATATTGCGCTGCCACTTCACGTCCACCAGCAACAGCCCCCACTCCAGGAAAAGACGTTAGTAAGCATCGCCGTTGATCCGGAGTCTCCGGCTCAGTATCTCCAGCGCCAGAAACCACAACGGGAAGAGATGCCTGTATACACGCGCTGGGTAAAAACGCAGAAATGCATGACGTGCGGTAATCAGGCAGATGATCCGCATCACATCATTGGTCATGGCCTGGGAGGTATGGGAACAAAGGCTGATGATTTGTTTGTTATTCCGCTGTGCCGTAAATGTCATAACGAACTGCACGCCGGGGTAAAAGATTTTGAAGAAAAACACGGCAGCCAGCTGTTGTTGCTGATTCGTTTTTTAATGCACGCGAGAAATTCGGGTGTCCTGAAGTGGAAAGCATGAATGACTGAACGCATAGAATTTGTTTTGCCTTACCCGCCGACGGTGAATACCTACTGGCGACGTCATGGCAATACGTATTTCATCTCGGAGGCCGGAAAGCGTTATCGCCGTGATGTGGCGCTAATTGTTCGCCAGCAGCGGCTGAAATTAAACCTGTCCGGAAGGCTGGCGATAAAGGTGATTGCAGAGCCACCGGATAAGCGTCGTCGCGACCTGGACAATATCCTGAAAGCACCGCTGGATGCGCTGACGCATGCGGGAGTGTTAATGGACGATGAGCAGTTTGATGAAATCAATATCGTTCGTGGTCAGCCAGTATCTGGTGGACGTCTGGGGGTGAAGATTTACCCCATAATGCATTAAGAGCAGGTCAAAAAATGAAACTGGAAGATTTACCGAAATACTACTCCCCAAAATCCCCTGGCCTGACCGATGCATCGGCCTCAACGTCAAAAGATGCGCTGAGTATCACTGATGTGATGGCCGCGCAGGGCATGACACAGAATCGGGCTGAGATGGGTTTTTCTGCGTTCCTGGGGAAAATGGGCATCAGTATGAATGACAGGGCGCGGGCAACAGAATTACTGGCAGATTATGCACTCAGTCGGTGCGATCGTGTGGCGGCGTTGAGAAAACTTCCGGCAGAAATAAAACCGGTAGTGATGCGCATTATGGCTTCGTACGCTTTTGAGGATTATGCCCGCAGCGCAGCGAGTAAAAAGCAGTGCCCTTGTTGCTATGGGGAAAAATTTATTGAAAGCGTAGTTTTTACAAACAAGGTCCAGTATCCGGATGGTAAGCCGCCGGTATGGGCAAAGTGTACGAAAGGTGTGTATTCGTCTTACTGGGAAGAATGGAAAAAAGTCAGGGAGGTGGTAAAAGTTGCCTGTCCGGAGTGTGGCGGAAAGGGTGAGGTTTCCACCGCCTGTAAGGATTGCCGTGGGCGTGGTGTCGCCATTCATCGTGAAGAGTCGGTAAAACGTGGTATGCCTGTTATCAGAGACTGCCAGCGTTGTGGTGGTCGTGGCTATGAAAGACTACCATCAACGGAGGCATTTAATGCTATATGCGAGGTGACAAACCAGATAACACGCGCGTCATGGGAAAAAACAGTTAAGAAATTCTATGATGCGCTGGTGACCCGGTTTGATATTGAAGAAGCATGGGCTGAGCGGCAGTTAAAAAAGGTAACTAGGTAACAAGGTTGATTTTTCCGGAATCTGTGGTAAATTCGTCATAACAATGGGCTTTTTATGCCTGACGTTAGAAGAGTTTCTACAACCCGCCGCCGAGCGGGTTTTTTATTGCGGAATTAATTACGGACCGTTATTATTCTGCTCCCGGCCCTTTAGCTCAGTGGTGAGAGCGAGCGACTCATAATCGCCAGGTCGCTGGTTCAAATCCAGCAAGGGCCACCATCACATACCGCCATTAGCTCATCAGGAAAGAGCGCCAGCCTTCGAAGCTGGCTGCGCGGGGTTCAAGTCCCCGATGGCGGTCCATTATCTGCATCATGCGTTGTTAGCTCAGCCGGACAGAGCAATTGCCTTCTAAGCAATCGGTCACTGGTTCGAATCCAGTACAGCGCGCCATATTCATTCTTCCAGATTCCTTTCGGCAGAGCCTTATACTGAAATATACCTGGCTCAGGATATTGTTGAAAATATTATATGTTTGTCAAAAATAAAAGTTCTGTTAAGTGTTGATTGAGTGTTTGTTATACGGTCTAATGGTTTTTTCAGCATTAAATATTTATCATTCATATGGTGTGGGTAGAGTGAATATTGATGAGGCGTCGGGGTGTTTCATCCTTAGGCAGCGTATTGATATAGTCAATGCAGAACGAGCAAAGGCCTTCAGCCGTTTGACAGTTTTGTTCTGTACTCCTGATCGTCTTTCGGGAAGAGACGTTATTATTCTGAATAGTGATGCTATACAGAGGGTTTGCGATGAGTTCATGGTGGCTAATTCAGAATTATTTGCTCTTGTTCAGGAGTACAACAGAATAGCCAGGACCTGTGGTATGGATGAACTTCGGATTACTCATCTGGGGTAGATACATATCTGGATTATCACCGGTTACGGTAAAAAGTGATTGCTTACTGTTTTTGTGAATGGCATTGCAGCAGCCGGATAATGTCAGTGCTGGCTGACGGTGTGCTGGTGGCGGGTGTGGTGGTTGCTGCTTTCCCGTTGCTGAAAAAGAAAACGCCAGACTGTTAGCCGGGTATCAGTTAGCGGGAGAAATTTTTAAATACTTCACAATTCAGGCGGTTGACTGTTGTCTGGTTTGCGGGGAGTTTGTTAAAAGAAACTGGCATGGTGAATCCCCCTGTGCGGAGGGGCAATCAGCGAGTAGGTATATGGGATAATCGCGGATTCAGGTGCTGGTACTGAATTCACCGGGAGGCACCCGGCACCATGCAATGGCACATAGCGCCACTCTCCAGCCCCTCTCCGGAGGGGCTGTTTATATTGATTTTGTCAGATGTGAGTAAACTCCTTATGGACTTTGTTGTTTTAGCCCATAAGGACATATTTGCAGAGTGCAACGGTTATTAAAGCATTCATTCAATACGTTATCTGTATTTGTAGGGCATTCCTGGCTGTTTTTGATTAAATTCCAGAATGTTTTATTGAATGGTACTACGTTGTAAATGGTTACAGGCAGCACTTTGTTATTGAGCATGATGCCTGTGTGAGTCAGTGTAAATATACTTTCAGGAGGTAAGAAAGCATCCGATTGATACCAGATTATTAATTTTATTTTACTCCATATGACTGAAAAAGATATTCCGCATGATGGCTGGATAACTGTATCAATCACAATCCACTTCATTTAGTTTCCTTGTTTATGCCTTGCTGGTGATGTTCTGAAAAGTATAAATGATATTTTTGATTGTAAACCATAGAGCAGAATTATTTTTCTGATGTTGTTTATTGTTTATTTAAATGCAGGGTGGTTTATATCTCGTCTTGTAGTTTATCCATGCATATCTGCTTGATGATGAGGTTTTTAATTAAGGTATGGTTTTGTGTTTTTTCTGTATTACATGTCAGGTATTTTAAAGAATCATTTTTCAGATGGTGGAAAGAACCATGGCATTTAAACACTATGATGTTGTCAGAGCGGCGTCGCCGTCAGATCTTGCGGAAAAGCTGACACATAAACTGAAAGAGGGCTGGCAGCCGTTTGGTAGTCCGGTGGCCATAACCCCTTATATCAGTGGAGCCATCACGGCGAATACCGGCACGCTCAATAATGTCACCATTAACGAGAACTGTGTCATCAGAGGGAAACTGTCTGCAAACCAGATTGAAGGCGATCTCGTTAAAACAGTGGGTAAGGCTTTCCCCCGTGACTCCCGTGCACCGGAGCGTTGGCCATCAGGAACCATTACCGTCAGGGTTTATGACGATCAGCCGTTTAACCGGCAGATTGTTATTCCGGCGGTGGCTTTCAGCGGTGCCAGACATGAGCGGGAGAACAGCGATACTTATTCGTCATGCCGCCTGATAGTACGGAAAAACGGTGCTGAAATTTATAACCGTACCGCGCTGGATAATACGCTGATTTACAGTGGTGTTATTGATATGCCTGCTGGTCGCGGCCACATGACGCTGGAGTTTTCTGTATCAGCATGGTGGGTAAATGGCTGGTATCCCACAGCAAGTATCAGCGATTTGCTGGTTGTTGTGATGAAGAAAGCCACTGCAGGCATCACGATTAGCTGAATTTTATAACCCCAATACGGGCGCCAGAAATGGCGCCTTTTTTATTGCAGAAAAGCGAGAGGTAATTATGCGTAAAGTTTGTGCAGCCATTTTGTCCGCAGCCATCTGTCTGTCCGTATCCGGTGCGCCTGCATGGGCGTCTGAACATCAGTCCACACTGAGCGCGGGGTATCTTCATGCCCGTACGAACGCTCCCGGCAGCGATAATCTGAACGGGATTAACGTGAAATACCGTTATGAGTTTACGGACGCGCTGGGGCTGATTACGTCCTTCAGTTATGCCAATGCTGAGGATGAGCAAAAAACGCGCTACAGCGATACCCGCTGGCATGAAGATTCCGTGCGTAACCGCTGGTTCAGCGTGATGGCGGGGCCGTCTGTACGCGTGAATGAATGGTTCAGCGCGTATGCGATGGTGGGTGTGGCTTACAGCCGTGTGTCGACTTTCTCCGGGGATTATCTCCGCGTAACTGACAACAAGGGGAAAACGCACGATGTGCTGACCGGAAGTGATGACGGTCGCCACAGCAACACGTCTCTGGCGTGGGGGGCTGGCGTGCAGTTTAACCCGACCGAATCCGTAACCATTGACCTTGCTTATGAAGGTTCCGGTAGTGGCGACTGGCGAACGGATGCATTTATTGTTGGTATCGGATACCGTTTCTGACAACAGACGCCGATTTATCTTCTGTAAATATTGTTATGATACGCAGGTTCATCCACCTTATGGGGTGAACTGCGTTTGAGGAAACGTAAAGTTACACTGTCCTGAAGCCCGTGGCGTCACTGCTGCGGGCTTTTTTTATTGGTGGAAAAGTATGACAGTAAAAATTTCTGGCGTGCTTAAAGATGGCACAGGAAAACCAGTACAGAACTGCACCATTGTGCTGAAGGCCAGACGAACCAGCAGCACGGTGGTGGTGAACACGGTGGCCTCTGAAAATCCGGATGAAGCCGGACGTTACAGCATGGATGTTGAGCATGGCCAGTACAGCGTCACCCTGCTGGTTGAAGGTTTTCCGCCTTCACATGCCGGGACCATTACCGTCTATGAAGGTTCCAGACCAGGTACGCTGAATGATTTTCTCGGTGCCATGACGGAGGATGATGTCCGACCGGAGGCACTGCGCCGCTTTGAGCAGATGGTGGAAGAGGTGTCACGTAACGCCTCCGCGGTTGCACAGAATACGGCAGCCGCGAAAAAATCAGCCAGCGATGCCAGTGCATCAGCCAGCGAGGCGGCAACTCATGCAACCGATGCTGCAGCCTCAGCACGTGCCGCCAGCACGTCAGCCGGACAGGCCGCGTCGTCGGCTCAGTCAGCGTCTTCCAGCGCAGGAACGGCATCGACAAAGGCCCGTGAAGCAGCAAAAAGTGCTGCTGCTGCAGAGTCATCAAAAAGCGCGGCAGCTACCAGCGCCAGTGCCGCGAAAACGTCAGAAACGAATGCCGCAGCATCACAAAAATCGGCAGCCACTTCTGCATCCACAGCGACCACGAAGGCGTCAGAAGCTGCCACCTCGGCACGGGGTGCGGCGGCCTCAAAAGAGGCAGCGAAATCTTCAGAAACGAATGCATCATCAAGTGCCAGTAGTGCAGCTTCCTCGGCAACGGCGGCAGGAAATTCCGCGAAGGCGGCAAAAACGTCCGAGACGAACGCTAAGTCTTCTGAAACAGCAGCGGGACAGAGCGCCTCAGCTGCGGCAGGTTCAAAAACAGCGGCTGCATTATCTGCCAGTGCCGCGTCAACAAGTGCCGGGCAGGCCTCAGCCAGTGCCACCGCCGCCGGAAAATCGGCAGAAAGCGCCGCATCATCCGCTTCAACAGCCACAACGAAAGCTGGCAAAGCCACTGAGCAAGCCACTGCAGCAGCGAGGTCTGCTTCTGCAGCAAAAACCTCTGAAACAAATGCAAAGACTTCAGCAGACAATGCTGCTTCCTCTAAGGCGGCAGCCGCATCGTCAGCCAGTTCAGCGGCGTCATCGGCATCATCTGCGTCTGCTTCAAAAGATGAGGCGACCAGACAAGCGTCAGCAGCGAAAGGTAGTGCCACGACAGCAACAACGAAAGCATCAGAGGCGGCAGGCAGTGCGATGGCTGCATCTCAGAGCAAAGTTGCTGCTGAATCCGCGGCAACGCGCGCCGAGACAGCAGCAAAACGGGCAGAGGATATTGCATCCGCCGTGGCGCTGGAGGATGCGAGCACGACGAAAAAGGGGATAGTACAGCTCAGCAGTGCAACAAACAGCACCAGTGAAAAGCTGGCGGCAACGCCAAAGGCAGTTAAAACTGTTAAAGATAGTTCAGTTCAAAAAACTGGCGACACAATGGGAGGGCAGTTAAAAATCAGCACGATAAATGCTCTTCGAATATTCAACCAAGCCTTTGGCCTTATTTTTAGGCGTTCCGAAGATCATCTTCATCTTATTCCGACTAATGAAGGGGAGGGGGAAAATGGAGACATCGGTTCATTAAGACCATTCTCTATAAACTTAAGATCAGGGTTGGTGTCCATCGGTAATGGACTAAAAGTTGGTGGTAGTGTTACTGGTAATTTGACCGGAAACGCAGATACTGCGACCAAGATCAAGACAGCACGTAAGATTGGGGGCGTGGCATTTGATGGATCGGCAGATATCAACTTGCCTGGAGTCAACGCTACCGGTAATCAAAACACTACAGGTAATGCTGCGACCGCCACGAAACTTCAGGCAGCCAGAACGATTAACGGTGTGTCATTTGATGGTAGTGCAAATATCACATTGACCCCTTCAAATATTGGGGCATTGGCATTAACTGGAGGGACTCTTTCAGGTGGTTTAACTGCTGCTGGTGAGGTTATTTCAAGGTCAGCAAATGGTCTGCGTATTGCCTATGGCAACTATGGATTCTTTATCCGAAATGATGGATCAAACACATATTTTATGTTGACAGATTCGGGTAACAGTCTTGGTACGCACAATAGCTTAAGGCCGTTTATAATTAGTAACCATACTGGCAATGTTACAATTGCAACTAAATTAAACGCGAGTGGTGGTATCACTGGATCTTTATCGGGTAATGCAAGCACAGCAACCAAATTGCAAACTGCAAGGACAATTAACGGCGTAAAATTTGACGGCTCGGCAAATATTGAAGCGTTTCCGCCAGGTGTTCCGCTGCCGTGGCCATCAGATACACCACCTGCAGGTTATGCGATCATGCAGGGGCAGACGTTTGATAAGGCAGCATATCCGAAACTGGCTATTGCCTATCCTTCAGGTGTTATTCCAGATATGCGCGGCTGGACAATCAAGGGCAAACCCGCCAGTGGCCGGGCCGTATTGTCTCAGGAACAGGACGGCATAAAATCGCACACCCACAGCGCCAGCGCATCCAGTACGGATTTGGGGACGAAAACCACATCGTCGTTTGATTACGGCACTAAATCCACGAATAACACCGGGGCGCATACGCACAGTCTGAGTGGCTCTACGGGGTCTGCCGGTGTTCATACTCATGGTAATGGTATTCGTTGGCCAGGAGGCGGCGGTTCTGCGTTAGCATTTTATGATGGCGGTGGGTTCACTTATGTCCAGAATTCACAGTATCAAGTAAGCCCGGAGACTTCTTCCTATAGATCGTATTATCAACGTATTCAGACACAGTCAGCAGGTGCTCATACCCACTCGCTGTCTGGTACTGCAGCAAGTTCTGGCGCACATGCACATACTGTAGGTATTGGTGCGCATACGCACTCCGTTGCGATTGGTTCACATGGACACACCATCACCGTTAACGCTGCGGGTAACGCGGAAAACACCGTCAAAAACATCGCATTTAACTATATTGTGAGGCTTGCATAATGGCATTCAGAATGAGTGAACAAGCACGGACCATAAAAATTTATAATCTGCTGGCCGGAACTAATGAATTTATTGGTGAAGGTGACGCATATATTCCGCCTCATACAGGTCTGCCAGCAAACAGTACCGATATTGCACCACCAGATATTCCTGCTGGCTTTGTGGCTGTTTTCAACAGTGATGAGGCATCGTGGCATCTCGTTGAAGACCATCGGGGGAAAACGGTTTATGACGTAGCGTCAGGGGACGAGTTATTTATTTCTGAACTCGGTCCGTTACCGGAAAATGTTACCTGGTTATCGCCGGAAGGGGAGTTTCAGAAGTGGAACGGCACAGCCTGGGTGAAGGATACGGAAGCAGAAAAACTGTTCCGGATCCGGGAGGCGGAAGAAACAAAAAACAACCTGATGCAGGTAGCCAGTGAGCATATTGCGCCGCTTCAGGATGCTGCAGATCTGGAAATTGCAACGGAGAAAGAAACCTCATTGCTGGAAGCCTGGAAAAAGTATCGGGTGTTGCTGAACCGTGTTGATACATCAACTGCACCTGATATTGAGTGGCCTACGAACCCTGTCAGGGAGTAATCATTGGGATTATGCCGCAGCACGTCTTAAGCAAGAACGTGCTGCGGTTGGATGCTATTTTTTCCCTGAAGCGGAAAACATTACTACAGTACCTTGAACCTTGGTTTTAACATTCTCGAAATGCTCTGAGAGTATATGTGTTAAGCCTTCTTCGGAATCTTTTGTGTTTGAAAAGATGCCTTTCTGATTGTAAATGCGCATCAGTTTTTGACCGAAGCTATTGTGCACAACTCCATCGCCAAGAATTGTGGCTCCGTATAGAGTTCCATCGTCAGTTAAGGCCTGCGCCGCATTGCGTATTACACAGCTTTTTGTAGATATATTTCCAGGCAGGCAGTGAAGAAGGTAAAACATGGAAATGGAATCAAATTGACCATGTAACGCCGCGGGATAAGGTTCAAAAACATCATGGCTAATTTTATGTTTAATTTTTGATTCCCCAGCCCTTGTAGATGCCGCGTTCAGGCTAGCTTCGTTCAAATCCATTAAAGATATCAGACTACTCTCAGGTACGTGAGTAAGGTAAAACCCAGTTCCAACACCAATATCCAGATGGTTGTTACCTACATGTTCCAGAAAGTGTGGAAGAAGGTGTTCCTTTGTAGGACATCCCCATGCAAGCCGATTTGATACTCCCAAAACCCACCAGTCATAAAGCTTTAGGGTAAGTGGTGTGTAAATTTTAGCCCCATCATCTGTGTTTTTTTTCATTGATTTCACCATGTTATAGTTTTATTTGTGAATTAAATCAATTATGGCGATGAATTACAAGGGGTTAAATGCTGCCGCAGCATAGCGATATTGAAATAGCCTGGTATGCTTCGATACAGCAGGAGCCGAATGACTGGAAGACCGTCACCACACAGTTCCACATCCAGGAATTCAGTGAGTATATTGCGCCACTGCAGGATGCTGTAGATCTGGAAATCGCAACGGCGGAAGAAAGATCGTTGCTGGAGGCATGGAATAAATATCGGGTATTGTTGAATCGTGTTGATACATCAACTGCACCTGATATTGAGTGGCCGACTTCACCTGCAGAGTAA